GTATTTGTATAATCTTCATTACATTATTGCCTGTAACACTGCTTGTTTATCTTCTTCAGTAACTAGCACACCATCTGCTGGGTAAGCATTAATTAGTGCTGCTGCTAGTGGAAGTGAGCCTGTAGAGAGAGTTTCAATAATTGTTTTAATTTCATTGGATGAGAATAGTTGTGCAATTTGTGAACCTGATAATTGTTTTTCTTTAACCTTAACTTTAAAAACTGCAATACCTTTTATTCCTTTAGCAATCTCATCCATAGCAGCTTGAAGTTTTGCAGCTTGCTCTACTTCAGCAGTAATATCTATGTATTCTACTTCATAACCTTCAGGATATTTGTGAATATTTCCAGCTAACCAAATTCCTAATTCTTCATCTGGCCCTTGAGTTTGCCCTAATATTTCATCATTAAATTTTACAATTAATCTTTTCATACATAATCCTTATGGTGAAATACCATGACATGAGATAGAGAAGTTTTCATCACTAGCAGCAAGGCTTGAAACCCCCCAAGTTGTTACAAGTATGGATGTTGTAGAATCAACCCTTGCATGAATAGTTCTGTTGCCATTATTGGTAAGGGAAGCTATGCATACAGGATTATTTTGGAATATAGTTGAGTTTAAAGTTATTGTAACCGAACCAGTGCTGTTCCTACTTACTGAGCTAATCCAATTTGCACAAAGACCAGAGGCAGTATCTACTGAAGCTGTAGTTCCATTGTTTGTTATCCTACATGAATTAAATACCGCATCTGTTATCCCTTGAGTTCTAATATTTTGGTCACTGGCAGCTACTTGAACACTTTTACCGATAAAATCTGCCCCCTGTCGTTGACAAATTACATTATGGGTATGTGCGGCGTTTACATCGTTGGCCGTAGTAAAAACACTGATAGAAGTTGTTGATGTTGAAACAACCTGACAAGATTTTTGAGAGTTTAGAGTATATGTTGTAAAAGAAGAACAAACACAGTTTGGTGCTTGACTAAATATTCCTGAAATTAAAGTGTAAGTAAATTGTGAAGTGTTTGAAACTGTTCCGTTCCCGTCCACAAAATTTATGTTTTCATTTGAAACTGTGGCCGAACCGTTCCCAGAAAAACTAAAAGTATCTACGCAATCTAGTGTGGTAGGGCAAGCAGCTACGCTTTCCGCACTTTTTACCCCTACATATACTTCATCTATGTAAACCAAAGCAGGGTTTCCCCCACTTCCAATACCAGATGATGTTATGATGGCCACGCCATTACTAGTTGCCCCTAAAGAAAACTCTACCGAAAGAAGTTCCCAATTACCCGAACCAGAGTGTGCCGAGCAAGTTGAAGAAGTAGTTCCAGCTTGACGAGGACAAAGTTTTACAGATGTAGAGCTTGCTTTAACTCTAGCGTATGCTATTCCTTTTGGATTACCAGCATATTGAGCAGCATAAGTTGTAGCATCTTGAGTGACTGATAGTGTTTGGTTAGATAAAGATATTTTAAAAGATTTTTTTCCTCGAAAAACTACTGAAGTTTCTGCACTAGGAGTTCCTGCCCCTACTGTCCATGAAGTGTTATAAGTTTGATGCTCAAACCCTCCGTTAATTAATAAATTGTTGTTTGTCGTTTCTAATAAAGCTGTGGAACTATTAATTTTTGTTACTTGACTATTATCTATTTGAATAGTGGCCCCAACAGATTTTGTAGTCTGGTATTGACCTTGTAACATTGCTGGTGCATCGCCTTGACCGTACGCTGTTTTTAGCAACACAATAGCAAAAAACAATATAAATGCGGCTTTCATAAATCTCCTTAAACAAACCAAATAACAGTAACGTCACCGTCTTCAGAAGCAGTAGTAGCAATAGCTTTAAAACTTCCAGCAGCAATTTCAGAAGTCGATTGCCCTACCCCAAGATAAAACCCACTTGAAGCCGTTGGAGTATTTGCAGAAGCTACAAATCTAATTGCCCCTCCAGCGTTTAATGAGTTTTGGATTACCATTCTCTTAGCACCAGCTGGAGCAGTAAAAGTAACGGCTGAAGCACTAGTAACTGTTTGAGTGCTATGGCTGTTTAATTCTGGTGAAGTGTTTGTTTCGATAGAATCGAGTTTAGTATTTGTGTTTCCAATTGCTGTTATAATTGTATCAAGTTTAGCATCTGTAGCCGCACCAGAAGGTAGCGGTAGAGAGGCAGCACTAATTGGAACAGTTTGAGAAGAAGCAATAACTACTCTCTGAGTAGTGGCATCAGCTGCGCCAGTGTTAAAACTTACTGGTAAGCTTGCAACGTCAACGTCACCGATATTATTTGTACCAGCAGGAATAGAAGGTAAAGACAGAACATCAACGTCACCGATATTATTTGTTCCTGCAGCCAATGAAGCTTCTACTGCTAAAGCTCCCGATGGATTAACTTTAACGTTAACAAATCCGCCTCCACCCCCAGTTGTTTCCCCTACAATTACATTCTTTCCAAGTTCGACAAACATATTGCCTGTAACTGATTGGTTTACTGTATATAATGACGGTTTTGTGAAATTCTTCTTGGCGATAGTTTGAAGTCTAAATGAACTTTGAGCGGACGAACCATTTGTGTAAACAACACGGGCATACTTAAATTCGCAATTGAAAATATATCCTACCCCAGACGCTGCTGTGTATGTGGTAGAGTGAGAATGATCCCAGTTTGTACCATCTGGAGAAAATTCTACTTTTACGCCATTTGTGGCAGAAGCTACATCTGAAAATACCCCTACATTTATGGCAGAATACTTTGTTACTTCAAAAGCCGTACCAGTAAAACTAGCTCCTCCTGCTAACGGAGTAGTAGAGCAGTTAGACGTTATAATTGCACCGTCATCTATAATTTTATCATCAATACTTTGAAGTTTAGTCAATGCATCTGCATCGTGAACTAAAGCTTCGTTAGAAGCATTTACTTCAATGTAGTTTCCAGAACCATCCCCTATTCTCATAGAGTCAAAATTTACGCCTACATCGGTTGTTTGGATGTTAATATCACCAGCAGTGATGTTAATTTCTGCTCCAGAAGCACCTACGATTTCTACTGGAAGTCCTACAGTATTTGCAGGAGTGACAGTATCTTTTGTTATAGGTACTTGATCTCCATCTTTAAGTATAAATCCTAAGCTAGGGAGAGCTTTGTTATTTGCAGGAACAGAAGTATCTTGATCTACTGTTTGTAATGATCCATCTAAATTATATGAAACTGCTGTTGGGGCTACTACTACGTTTGCAGACCCATCTGAAGTTACTCTAGTAGTTACCCATCCCATAATCACAGCAGAATCTAATGCTGCTGGTTTGATGTCCGTAATAGGTAAAATGTAAAAATTATTTGCATTTATTACTTTAATAATTTCGTATTCAGCATTAATTAATGCCCCAGCATTAATTCTTAAAACATTCCCTACAGCAGCTCCATGAGCCGTTATTTGAATGTTCCAAAATTGTACTTGTCCGTCAGAACCCAAGATATCAGATACTGATACGATAGATTCAGAAACTAATGAAATTTGATAAAGAGATTTAGGAGCGATAGATTTACCATATGCCCCAGATCCTAAATTATGAACAGTTTCAAATTGAGCTATCCCTTTCTTCTTTTGGTTTGAGTATCCGTTATCCGTTGGCATGATCTCCTCCTCCTTAAGGGGGTTCTTAGTATCAAAAAGAGGGGCCGAAGCCCCTCAGGTATTAATTAGAAGTAGTAAGAAAGTTGGTCAGCCCATTGTAATTGGATGTTGAAATCAACATCTTTAGCAGCAGGAGAAGAAGCAACCGATTTAGCTTGTACTGTAATTGAATCAACAGTAGAAGCAGTTACTTGGATTGTAGCGTCTGCAGTAAGAGATACTAATCCTGAACAAAATGGAGCAATTTTAGCTGGCTCTTTAAAGTTAATCTTGTAGTTACCTGTTCCTAGATCTGTAACAGATGCTACAAAAGCAGCGTCTGGGCCAGAAGCTACTGGAGTAGTCGCTGTGCCGTTAACCGAAAGGTTAAGTTGAACTTGGCCAACTTGGCGACATTGTAAATTGCGTTTTAGTGAGTTAATCATTTTTTATCTCTCTTGTAACCCCACGGAGGGAAGGCATAATTGCCTTATGAATAATTCTATAGAGATATCTAGATTTGGCAAGAAGAAACGAAGGAACGAACTTCCATGTCCTATTCCTCCGTTCTATGGAGTAGGAAAGACTTCCTACTATTTTAGTATTACGTCTAATAGCGTCTATGTAAATAAAAAAGCCTCCCCGAAGGGAGGCCCTTTTGAATCTAATAACTAGACTAAGGATTACTTAGCAAGGTTATGGAGAACTCCGTGAGCAGATGGAGTAATGAAGTTTTCCATGTAAGCACCGTAACGAGCCTCAAGAACGTCTTCATCAACAGTTCTTAAGAATACAGTCTTATCGTCTTGGAACCATTCAGCTCCGCCAGGACGGTGGTATCTTTGGATGTATTTATCGTTAAGGAAGAAGATTTTATCTTCTGGGCAGAAACGATCTACGAAGATACCTACAGCACCTGAAGTACCCATGTACTCGATACCAGAGAAACCAAGGTGACCTTTAACATTTTTGTTTGGAAGGTTGTAACGCTTTTGGTCTTCTAATTGAGCAAGGATTTTTCTGTATTGGTTGTAGTTACAGATGATCATGTTAGGAGCTTCGCCGAAAGCTTGTTCAACTTGAAGCATAACATCGTTCATCATATCTACTACGATACCAGAAGCACCAGCGTCAACTTGAGTAGCTTTCCAACGTCTTTGAACAGTTAGACCGTAAAGAGTACCAGAAGTCTTCATAAGAACGCCAGTAAGACCTTGAGCTTCAGCTAGGTAAGAACGCTGTGGAACTAGACCTGAAGTAGTAGCTAAAGGAGAAGGGCCAGCAACAAGACCAGCAAGGTGAGTAGAAGTACCTACTAGGCTGATTTTTTTAAGAGCTTTGTCTACTGATACGATAGTAAGAAGGTTAGTAACAGAGTCTCCACCTTCAGCAGTACCACCAAGGTTGTCACCAGCGTTAAGGCCAGTTACAACTTGAACGATAGATTTTTCTTCGAAGTTAGCTACGTTGAAGTCAGAAGCACGAAGAGTTACAACGTAAGGAGAAGCTGTAGAACCAGCACCAGTTACGTTTGTAGCACCATCACCACGACCAAGAACGCCTGAACCGTCACCGTAAAGGATACGGCTCATGTTACGCATATAGTCTTCAACAGTTTTCTTAACTGGGAAAGCTAAGTAAGTTTGGAAAGCACCTTTAGAGCTAGATGCAGCTTTAAGACCTTCACGATCAACGAAAACACGGCTGTAGTGTTTTTTAGCTGTGATTACAGCTTGTTCCACTAGAGATGGGTTACCTTGAGGTAAAAGTTTAGCACCGTAACCACCAGCGAATGAAAGCTGAGTTTCGATGTTCATTTGCTTACCTACGAAGTCGTTAGATTTTTTGATACGACCTTCAAGTACGTTAGCAGAGTTGTACATATTTTGAGAACGGTTTTTGAAAAGTGTTAGGAACAGTCCTGTTTGTTCCGAAATGCTATAATTAGCCATTTGAAAATCCTTTTTTAGTTAATAATTAATCTTCTTCCCAATCATCAAAAGACTCAAACTTTGAAGTCTCTTGTTTTAAAGTCTTTTTAACAGGGGCTTTTTGGCCCTTGCTATAGACTTTAGTGTTCAGCTCTTTAACGTCTTCCTCAACAGAGAAATTACGCTTCAAGATCTGTTGGATAGTGTCTTTGTCAGCTTTCCCATCCCTGAGATACCTAGACAATTCCGCTACCACATCTCCATACTTGCCCTCAGAAATATTATCTTCGTATGGCTCAATTAGCTCTGTCACTACAGCTATATGTGGCTTTAAGCTAGCATAGTCCACAATTGTTTCGTGTGTGATATTATTCACATCCAGCTTTGAGTTTTCAAAGATTTCTTCAAGCTCTTCTGAAGCTTCGACGTATTGATCTTCGGTCACGTTAAAAGCTTGGCGTAATGAATCGACTTTCTGTACTGTCTGGTTAAAGACTTGTTCCTTCTGTGCTTCTTCATAACGCTTCTTAGCGACTTTCCCATGCAATTCGTCTTTTTTATTTCTGAAATGTAGCTCTCGCTCTATTTCAGGCATATCATATAGCATTCCTAGTTCTTCTAGGTTTGCTTCCATGATACGTCTATATGCATTGTAAGGGTCTTCCCCTGCCAATTCAACTAAATAAAGTAGAGAGTCCATTGGATTCCCGTCTTTTTGCTTTAGTGGAGAAATAGCTTTTATCAATATATTATCTATTTCTGAAATTTTAGATTTAAAGTTAGATACTTCGGACTCAAATGCCTTCTTTTCTTTTCCTAGATCCGTAAACTTTTTGTCCCATGCAGTTTTTCCTGAATAGTTATTAATCAGCTCTTGGAGTGGAACGTCTACGCTTTCTCCGTCTACTTTGACTTTGAATGAGGCATCTGAATCTACATTAAATAGCTCATTACCCATACGCATTCTGAGCTTTTTAGTATCTTTTTTCTCAGTATCCTCTACTTCTTCTAGCTCTTTTTCTTCAGGCTTTTCTTCTTCGCTTTCTTCATTTTGCTCTTCGGATTCTTCTTCCTCACCATCTTCAGAATCATCTTCTTCCTCTTTTTCAGATTTTTTGTCTTCTTTGATTACTTTACCTTCGCTATCTGCTTGGGAATCCTTGATTACCTTAAGGTCTTCGGATACTTTTTCAGATTCTGGCTCTGGTTTAGACCAATCATCCTCTGCTGCATCTACTTCATCTGAAATTTCATCGAAATTATCAAATGTCTCAAATGTAGCGTCACTTGATTCTGGTGCTGATTCGCTTGCTGCTAAACTCATTAAATTGCTCCTTGCTGTTTGATTTCGGCATCAACTTGCTTCATTGCATTAGAAGGATCTAATGTTGAAGATTGTGCCTGTGGATTCATTGGTTGAGCTAATGCTGGGTTTTGTGGCGCAGACATTGCAGGGGGAGTAAATACCATTGGGTATTTAGGGAATAACGCCATTTCTTGAGCAAATCGTGGATTCTTAACAGATTTTTCATAGCAAAGCATTTCAATTGCCATGATGTAATCCATGATTTGCTGTTTTGTATCAGGACGAATGATAAACTTGTATTCTGGAGATTCTACAAATCTAGAGAATACTCCGTAGAATTCTACTAATCCATCTGTCATTTCTGGAGCTGGGGCTTCTTCTCCGTTAAGTAGCATATCAAGACATTGCTTGGCAGTATCGATTGAATATGTCACTTCGTCTTGGAAAGCGTCTACTAGGTTAAGGTTTAGGATACGGATCATTTCTTTTTTACCAAATAGAGGATCTTTTTGGTTTGCAGTGTTAAGATCAACAATATCTGCCATACGGCCAGCTCGACTAGAGGATAGAACTGAATCATTTTCAATACGAATATCATAAATTAAATTAAAATCGAATTTCTTGAAAGATTGCATTAAGTAACTATTGTTAGATCCTAACAATCTAGACATACGATTATCGTCTGCCGAGTAGTATTGTGCCATACGGACAACTACCTTACGATATAGGTCTAGAACACGCTGCTTTCTATTTTCTGCTGTGGTCGCCATAGCTTGGAACTGCTGATCTTCCAAAAGTCTCATAGCTTGAGCTGCAGTTACACCTTGAGGAACATTTCCTCGAGAGATATCGAACAATCGAGCAAGTTTTGCCGATCTATTGGAAATAATATTAGATAACTCAAGCTCCCCTTGGTTTACGTAATTTGTTTGAAGAATTTGAGGAGGAGTACCGCCACGATAGGCAATACCGCCAAATTCATTGTTAAGAGATTGTTTATCTACTGTTCCTTCAGGATAGACGTATTTAGGAGCATTAAGTACTCCGTGGTTACGTGCCATTCCAGACCAGATTGAATTATTCATTCGGTAGAATTGCTCAATGTTGATGATGAATGGACGACCCCAGAATTCATCAACAACCTCGATATCTTTATCCTCTACAAATGGAAGCTCTTTGTCTTGATAAGGAAAATCTTCCCATTCTAGGATAGCATCTTCGCAATAAACGATTTTACATCCTTCAGGAAAATGTTTAGTAGGTTTGTGCCAGAAGGTTCTGACCATAACCATATTCTCTGGGATAGATAAATCAGATGCAGACATATCCCACATTACATGAGCGTTTTCTTTGATTTTGTTTTTAGACTTAGGATAGTCAGCTTGGACTTCTTCTTTAAATTTCCATTCGATAACTTCGACGTAATCACAATCCTTGATACATTTCTTAGTTTCTTCTGGGAAGAATTGGTATGGAAGTAAGGGTTTAATTTCTACATCGCCCATTCGCATATCTTCATCTTTAAGATATTGCCCTTCAATAACAATTCCAGTCTCTAAGTCTACCTTTGGGACTTTACCGCCATATTGTTTTTTCTTTTCTTCATATAGTGGATTAAGAGGCCCGATGTCTGGATTCCAGCAAATCTCTGCAATTGTATGCCCCATGAGGAACATGATTCTATCCATCTTGCTTACTAGACGGTCAAACTTAAGTTCTTCCATACGAGATTGACATAGAATTTTACAGGCCTTGGCATTGTTAATATCGTCTTGGTCAAAATATGACTGAGGGATAAAAGCCACCTTAGTGGTAGATTTAGAAATCTCTGCAGTCTTCTGATCTACTAAGTCCCATACTAAATTGTCTCGTAGTTTCGGCTTCTTAGAAGACCCTGGCACATAGCGCGTATTTGTTTTAGTTAATCCATCGCCATGTTCTTCAGATACGTTTTTGTACATTTGAACGTAACGTCTATACATCACAAAACGCTGGAAGCCACCTTCGTAGACTCTTTGGAATCTGGTGTTTAACCATTGAAGAGTTCCTTCTTCGGATTTATCTTCTCTGAACTGAAAAGGTACTACAGCTTCTGTAGATTTTAAATTATCTAAGTCTTCAAATGTCTCAAACATGGTCTATCCTTTAAAAATTATTGGTTTCAAGAATATCTGCCAGAGGATCTTGATCCTTCTGCTTTTTTCCTTTACGCTGTAAGTTTAAAGCTTCTTCTAGAATTTTGCTATCGTCATCGTCTAGAGTTTTAGTTTCTTCTTCAGATTCTTTAAATGGGTCATGTAATTGCAATGGCTTCCATTCAATTTTATGAGTAGACCATTTCATAGCTAGTACAATTACAATAGCTCCTAGTGAAATTATTAGCGACAGAAATGAAAACGCAATCGCAAATAAACTAATCGTAGAATTCATCGGTTAACTCCTCATCAAAATCTAGTGGTTCTTCTATAATATCATTGTCGTCCATGTAATCTATGGTTGTCCACTCTCTTCTATCTTCTGGACGAGTATGTCTTTCTCTAGGTACGGTATTTAAGTTAGCCGCATTCATTAAGTACCTAGCTGCGTCAATAGCATGGTCATTCTTTTTAGGAATTCTTCCTTCTTCATCAGTAGCGTAGGTAGACATCTCACTAATAAGTCCCTTGCATCGATCTGAGATAATAAACAGATCTTCCAACAAGAAATCTTTCATGACGGATAACTTTTCTTCCTTCTTGTTAACATCCTTGTCACAAGGAGTAAGGGCTTCACGGTATTCGGACATTACTTCGTTATAGAACCAAGTAGCTGCGTGATCGTATACCTGATACCAGTTGTACCTTGGCGCAATCTCTTGCATTTTTTCTTTTGCTCTTGGATAAATCTTTCTAGTAGACATATACAGCTTGCGCTTTTCGTAAATCTCATCAAGGATAATTATCTTTTTAGAAAACACATTAACGGCCGCGAACAATCCAGCAAAACAAGACGAAGACCCCGGATCGTACGATGCGTAAAACTTCCAATCTTTTGGATATTTGGATATTTCAGCAATCAAGTCTTCATGCTTAACAACATGGCGAGAGTTGCCAATGAAATCTCCTCTCTCATCGTATCTTGGAATCTCAAGCATTGGGAAAATAGCATTTGCGCCGCCAGGCACAATTTCTGCTTCAATCTCCCTCATGTACTTAGACCATTCGCCTTTGTTTATGGCCGCTTGTTTTTCCAATTCCAATTCGTCTTTATCGATATAGGGATTAGTGTGAGTCGGACGCTTAAAATAAGCTCCACGGGGGTCAAGCTTAAACTCGTCCTCAGTGCGAACAAAGAAATGATCAAATAATTCTGGGGGCGTACCCACGATAAGAAGAGGAGCTTTTTTCGCCAGAAGGTTATCCGCAAAGCCTTGATGGAATCGGTAGTCGTGATCTTTAAACTCATCATAGATTGCTCCGTCTGGGTTAAATCCCCGTCCTGCTTCGTAGTTATCCGAACCCACTAGCTTAATAAACGAACCATTCTTAAAAATGATACGTTTGTCTGTCTCATGGATTGAGTCAATGTACTTGTCTTTGTGGTTACCCAAGAAGTTCTGCAATCTTTGTGGCTTCCAGATAATCTCTGAGGCTTGGTTGTAGTAAGGTGCTATGTAGTAGAACTGACCATTGGGTGTAGTCAATGCCCAACGGTAAAGGACATAAAGGGACATTTCAGTCTTGCCCCACTTACGTCCGCATCTGGTGAATACCCTACGCTTGCCATCGTAAAACAATGCACGACCTACCCCTATCTGTCCTTGATGGGGTTGCCATACTGAATGAAGGTCATTCAGTACTGTGGCGAGGTATTGTGCGTCTTGGGTTATTGCCAAACTTCCTCACCAGTAATTGGATGGTATCCAATAAAGATTGCTTTTCTTGAAGGAGCATCAAGTAAGTCCTCAAGCTCTTTAATAGCTTCGGCTTTTTCTTCTGCTGGAGCGTCTAATTTCTCAACGTCTTTGATAATGTCTTCTACTTTTTTAGCTTTCTTAGCCATATGCAATCTCCTTTAGGGAATATTTACGGGATACTTGGACGTGTAGGTGCGGCCCTGTACCGTGAGGTTTATAAACAATCAATTGAGGCATAGCACTTGCAATAGCCCCATGTTTTCCGTATTTTTTTCTAAACACAGCACACAGTTCTGCAATAAGTGACTCAGGTAAATCTTCTACTCGAATGTCTACGGCACGACGAGTCCTATGGGTATCAGATAATCTATTAACCGCCTTATCCTCTTCCAGAGTAGTCACAGTCTCCGTAAAAGTTAACTGGATGCCGTACTTTTCTTGAGCGTACTCATCCATCTCTATGACAATCTTTTGAAGTAATTCCCCAAGATCAGAGAATCTATGCTCGGCCTTTAAGGTTTTAAATCTCATAATAGTTCCTTATAGTATCTAGACAGTCTCCAAGAACATTCAAATATTTCTTTTGCTAATGCACGTTCAGCGGAAGATGTAAACCTAAGACAAGATATAAATTCTTTTTCTATTCTATTCATTTCTTTTTTGCATTCTTCGGATTGTAGCTCTTTTAGACTGTCAGTAGTTTCCCAAACTCCTACAAGATGTATAGGTACTTCGTATTTCATAGTAAATCCTCCTCTTTTGTAACTTCAGTAAACTCAGCATCTATAGCAAATGGGTCAGATGCCAAGGCTTTAACTGCTTCTTCTGGCGGCAATAGCTTAAATTGCTTAAGGTCTATACTGATATCTACCTTCTTAGAGTTATTGCCGTATTTATCTGGGTTATCTGCCTTAGCTAGGAACTGGAGTTTATCGAACTTAAGCCGCTCAGAGCCTACTTCATCCTTGGAGTAGTCGTAATCTACCGTCTGTGCGATCTTAGACACCCAGAAATCTGCTCTAATCTTCCTAGCTTCTTCGATATTTTTAACAAAGTCACGGTCTTCGACCAGTAACTTGATATAAAGTCCTTTATTGAAGCTAAGTTTTTCTAGAGCTACGTTCTCTGTGTAGCCATTTGTGATTAACTCAATGTATTTGGACTTGAGTTCTTTAAGGTCTACCGAGGACGCAACAGTAATCTGCGTGTTACTCATTGTGCAATATTAGCATCTAGATACATCTAGTGGCAATAGTGTAATAGTTGAGTGTTTGAGTAGGATGGTTTTGAGAAAATTTGGAAAAATTTTATATGGTTAGATACTAAAGTAAATTAGTTTAGTATTATTTGAAAAATTTGAAAAAATTTTACGTTGGGTATAATACGCTTCACTTGACCCAGCTCCGTGACAGGGGGTGTCAAAATCATATTGGGCCGCAGCATTCTAACGCATAGTATCCTTCTACCCTCTGCGTTTAGATCATAGCAACATAGATACATTGCAATGCATTACCCTAACGCTACGCTTTTAGGACTATTCCAAAATAGTTCTTGAGTCATACTAATTAGTACTAATATAGTAATAGTACCCGATAGTATTGTCATTGCACCAATCAATAGGATAATGCAGAGCAGGTATTGTATATTGTTTAGTACAAAGGTATTGATATTGATTTGACTTTCACTCCCTACGAAAAAGAGTAAAAAGCAGTATTAAAAATAAAAAGTCTTTGAAAATAATATTATCTATTTCGCGCAGCTTTTAAAAAAACTAATTAATATCTTTATCAATTACCTAAATTTTTACTCATTATTGCAATTCCCTTCTTTTCATCTATTGACTTACCTATTTTTTAGTTATAATTTCTCAATACACTTATAAACAATTGGAGAAAATTATGCAAAATTTTAACCTTGTCACTCCCTCTACTGTAGTTCCTAACCATGTCATGAATCATAACGGAACTAAACATTATAAGATTGGAGTCAATTTTTACGGTATTAAGAAAAGGTGTCGTAATGTAGCCTTTCACCATATGTCACTAGGCTATCGTGATTATAATGACGGCAATGTAGACCTTCAGTCTTTGTTCCAATTGGTAGAAGATTTTTTAGCGACAAATGTTAAGTCTATAGACGCTTCTAAGTCTGTTGTCTTAACTTTAGACTTTGTCTCTAGGTCATATGACAAAGGCTTTTCTTGCGAGCAATGGATGCCGTTTTCTGATTTAAACAAGAAACTCCCTGTACCTTACCATCATTGGCAAAACTTAGCTTTTTAATAACTAGTTAATAATTGGAGAAAATTATCATGAGAAAATTAAAACATTTAACTCTTAACGTATACGAAGACCCTTCCCATGGGTGGATTAAAATTAAGACTTCAATTTTGCATCGTCTAGGCATAGCTAAGGAAATTTCCTACTTCTCTTATCAAAGAGGAGAGTATACCTACTTGGAAGAAGATTGCGATGCAAGCAAGTTAATCGAAACTCTAAAGGAAAATAACATTTCTTACACTTTCCAAAGTCATCATACTAATAGACGCTCTAAAATCAGAAACTATTCAGGCTATTTATTTTCAGAGGAGAAATAATAATATGACAACATTACTTACTCAAAATTCGAAGCTTAAAAAGACATCACTAGCGAATAACTGCAAGGTATATAATTTCGGCATTCCAGCTCAAGTCACTTGCCTTTGGGCAAAAGACTGCATCAAATACTGTTACGCTAAAAAAGGCGCATATGCTTGGAGTAATGTTAAACCAGCATTCCAGAAACGATATGAGTTATCTAAAACTAATGACTTTATTTCTATGATGATAAGCGAGATTATCAAGAAAAAAGCTAGTCATGTTAGAATTCATGACTCTGGGGACTTCTATTCTCGAGAGTACCTACATAAGTGGTTTAAGATTATGGAGTCATTGCCTGACGTGCAATTTTACGCCTACTCAAAGTCATTGCCTTTGTTCTCTAGAGAGCGCTTACCTGAAAACTTTACACTAATAAAGTCAATTGGCGGAAAAGCTGATAAGGACATAAACCTTTTAAATGATCGTCATGCTGGAATCTTTAAATCAGAAAAAGAATTATTGGAAGCTGGTTATGTAAACGCCTCTCATGATGACCTAAAGGCTATTGGCAATAATTACAAAATTGGTTTACTAGCTCACTAATAACAGGAGAAAACAATATGGAATCAAAAAAGCTTACTCAAGAACTATTGGAATTAATATTAAGATTGAATGCTAACGCTAACGCTTATGATGAGGACCTTGCTAGTACGTGGTACTTACTTAAGACTCAATGGAATAGGGTAAAACTAAATATGGATAGCTATATAGCTGAAAACGATTAAGAGGGAATTATGAACAAAAGTTTAGGTTACACTGGCAATTGGATTGTAGATAGTTGTCACGTATCAAAATCAAATATCCAAGTAATAAGGCACGTTTATTCTAAGATGAGTAAAGCTACTTACTGGAATCATCCTAAAGATGAGAGAAAACAATTTTTACAGGCAATTATAGATAGGCATGAAAAAAATATTAAACTTTATATTTCAGTAATGACAGGGAGGTTTTAGTATGATGACCGAAGAACTATCAAGATGCCCAAAATGTCGTAAGTACGAGTCTTTTCTTTTTACTTTTGAAGATTGCGTTTCATATGTACATTGTGAATGCAAAAAACCAAAACAAGAAAGAATCAATGGTAAATTGCCGTTAGATATTGCCTTTGAAAAGGTCGATCAATGGCTAGAAAAAAAGAAAAAAGAGGCTAAAAGGCTTGTACTGAACCATTCGCAATTAACAAAGAAAGATTTAATTGATTTATATCTCAACATGAGAGAGGAGAAAGACATTCTTTATGATTTAAAAGAGACCTTGGCAACAGAACTCGATACTATTCCCACGTACGAAAACGAGTACCATGAGTTATCAGAAATTAAAGATTTATTGAATGAACTATCTATAGC